CTACATCCCCACAAAGAATAACCTAGTACTATCACGTGCTAAGAATCCATTGGGTAAGATGATGGTTGTAGTAGCACGTAAGCCGTCCATTGACGACGAACTACGCGGACAGTTTGATGACGTCCTTGGTATCCAGTTACTTCGTAACCGCTTTGCGTTACTTGCAATGGAAGCTGCGGAGAAATCTGTACAAGCTCCTATTGTACTTCCACAAGATGTTCAGGAATTGCAACTTGGTGGCGACGCTGTTATTCGTACAGCTAACCCAGCAGGCGTACGCCGTGTAGAACTTAATATTCCAGCAGGTGCATTTACTGAACAAAACTTGCTTGGTCAAGAACTCCGTGTTGGTACACGTTACCCTGAATCACGTACAGGAAATATCAGCGCGTCAGTTGTCACTGGCCAAGGTGTACAGGCTCTTATGGGAGCATTTGATACACAGGTTAAGTCAGCACAGGCAATCTTTGCATCAGCACTGCGCGATGTAATCCAACTTTGTTTCCAAGTTGATGAAATAATTTTCCCAGATGAAAAGACAATTCGTGGTGTAGACTCAGGTTCACCATACGAAATTACATACAACCCTAGAAAAGACATCAAGGGCGATTACTCTGCCGATGTTCGTTACGGTATGTTGGCAGGACTTAATCCTGCACAGGGACTTATCTTTATGTTGCAAGCACTTGGTGGTGGACTCATCTCCAAGGATATGGCAATGCGTGAACTTCCATTCACAGTTAACGTAACCCAAGAAGTAGAAAAGATTGAAATCGAGAGTATGCGAGCATCGCTTCTCGGTTCTATTAATGCACTCTCTCAAGCGATACCACAGATGGCTATGCAAGGCCAGGACGCTTCTGAAGTAGTGCGACAGATTGCGGCTGTCATTAAGGCACGCCAAAAGGGACAGGCACTAGAGGACGTCATTGAAGAAGTCTTTACGCCACAGCCGCAACCAGTTCCTCCTGCTGGGGCCCAACAAGCGGTTGAGCAACCGTCCCCTGTTCCCGCTGGCGTTCCAGCAGGAGGCGCTACACCTCAAATCGAGGCAGCACCACCAGACATTATGAGCTTACTATCAGGTATTACTGGTGGTGGAAAGCCAACAGCAAGCGTTCGTTCAACGCGACGCATATAATCTAGGAGGGGACAATGACTACGATTATCGGTGTTCAGCACGAAGACAAGTGTGTAATTGTAACTGATAGTCGTATTGCCGCAGGTGGTAAAGTTTATACACATGAATCTATGGTAAAGGCAGTTGAACGTGGAAGTTATATTGTTAGTGGTGCTGGTAACTATCGTGCTTTGCAAGTGGTACTCCATGGGTGGACGCCTCCACTAGTCACAGTCAAGGCTAAAGCAAACTTATACGAGTTTGCAATTAACAAAGTAGTGCCATCAATTAAAGCGGCATTAACTGAAGCAGGTGTAGAGTTCAATAAAACATCAGATGATGACGATGATAAGTTTGAACTAAGTTTGCTTATAGCAATTAATGGAACTATCTTCGAGATAGATTCTGATTTTGCAGTAGGAATGAATAGTACAAATTTTTATGGTATTGGTTCTGGTGGAGATTTTGCAGTTGGTGCACTTCATGCAGGAACTACAATGCTAGATGCAATGCGAATTGCAGCACTTAATAATAACGAGACGGCTCCGCCGTTTCATATCTTTGAACAATTTACTAAGTAGGAGGAAACATGGCTGTAGAAAAACGTGGAGGTCCAAATGGTGGCCCACAATATAATCAAGCTAATGTTAAGCCTATGGGTGGCAATGGACAGAGCGGACGTATGGACCTAAATTATTCTGGTTTGCCTTATGGACAAAATAAAGCTACTAATGAACAGCGTGCTGCTGCTCCGACTAAAGCTCCATCATTTAATGCTGGTTCGGCTCGCATGGGTGAATTTCGTTCAATGAATCCAGTTACTCCTATTACAGCAGAAACAATGGACCCAAACGACCCAATTACTAATGGTGTCCCAGTTGGTCCAGGTGCTAATTCAATTCCTGGACTTCCTTCTGGTCCAACAGAAGACCCAGACATCAACATGATTCGTGACTACTACCCAATGCTCGAGTTCTGGGCTAGTCAGCCAGGCACCTCACAGGCTACTAAAGACTATGTACAGTACTTAAGGACAATTATTTAATGAATCTTTGGGAGTATATTGGCAAGACGCAGAAGGTATTTAAAGATACCCCTGCTGCGCAAATTACATCACCTAACAGTACTAGAATTCCTTTTAGCACTGCATTCGATATCGCATCTAATCTGCCTCAAAATCCTGGCGGATGGGACAATGACGACCTTGAAAAGGTACGTCAGGTTGCACTTAACACTGTGTCTAAGGCTAACCCAGCACTTGCTGGAGGAACTGTTGGATTTTTTCTTGGTGGTATTCCTGGTGCCGTATTAGGTGCTGGTTCAGGTCTTGCTATTCAGCAGATTGATGAAGCAACTGATGGTAGAGCAACTAAAGTTTTACAAGCTGGACAAAAGAACTTTCGTTCCAACTATGCATTTTTGCGTAACGTAGCTGACGAAAACGCAGCAATGGGACTACTCGCAAGCCTTGGCTTTGTAGCTGGTGGACTTGCTGGTGGTCTTGGAGGTTTTGCTCTAGGCGGTCCAGCAGGAGCATTCGTTGGAGCAACAGCTGGAGCCGCACTTGCTGGTAAAGGTTTGCGAGACACTTTTGAAACTGACTTAGGCGCAAACATTTCAAAGACTTTAAATAAGTCTGCAAAGTTTTCTGAGTCAGATGTCGGTCAAGAGCGCTACAATCTTGGGCGTGACGTAGTTCATACTGCTGCGCAAATTACTGGAAGCCAAACTCTTGGAGACACAAGCAAGGGTATCGGAGCTATTTCTTCTGGTCTTGTTAATTTTGTTGCAGAGTTGGGTCTTGGACTAGACGTTGCTGCAGCAAAGGGCACAGGTCTTGTTGTTAAAGGCGCATTAAGAAACCCAATTGTTGAACCTTTAACTCCATTTCAGAAAAAGATTTACGGCAAGTCAGAAGCGGAACGCGTTGGCGCACGCTTAGCTGCAGATGTTGACCTAATTAAGCGTACAGTTGCTGGTGAGGTTACACCTTACACAGATGTATTTAAACTTATTCGTGAAAATGATGCATCAGTAATTGGAAGCCGTGCAGGATTTGAAAGCGCAAGCGGAAAACTTGCAGCTTCTCTTATGGCTAAAGAGTCAGATGAGACAATCGGCCTAATACTTCGCGTTGGTCGTGGAGACCCAGACGCAGTAGCCGAGCTTGCTACATTGCGTGCTGATAAATTTGCAGAGTACACACGCCTAGATGATGCATCGGCCTACGTAAACAACAACGGTTTATTTTCATTGCAATTTAAAGGACAAACTTTAGTACTTTCTAAGCGTTTTAAAAACAATACAGCTCTTTTGGATGCAGAAATTGAAGCATTGAGAAAAGAAGTTGGCTGGTTAGACGATGCTCTAAGCATCCAAGGTGACCTTACAAATAGAACCGTATCTAAATGGGCAGTGGTTGAAAAAGTACGCAATGACTTCGCTAAGGAAAACGCTAGCAAAAAACTTGCTCTTGGCGATAATGCTCAAATGGAGACAGCGTTAGGTAAAACATACCAGTGGTTCTATCAGAAGAGCCCATTATCACGTCCTATTCGTGGTTTAGACCGTTTGACAGATGATGCTCCACGACAAGTCATTAACTACAATGAGCCGTTTGCGGCAGGCATTAGAATGCAAACAAGTCTTCGCTCTGCTGAAAAATATGGCGCTTCAATTCCCCAGGAAAATGCACGTATTATTAATAACTGGATGAATGCTAGAACAGAAAACGAAAAGACTGCAGTCATCGACAACTATGTAGATACTGGCATGAAGCTAATGGCTGATAAGTACAACATTGGCGTAGATATTATTCAGTTTGCTATTGATAAATACAATATGACTCATAAGCGTTTTAGAGATGAGTCTATCAAAGCACGCGAATTAAAGCAGGGTTACATGAATGACCCTAACGACCCTGATGGACCACTTCTTGAAGATGCTAGACTTATTACTCAACTAGCAAACGGCGCACTTCTTCCTGACTGGAAGTTTGTTAACGGTGTATTAAAGGACTTCTCAAAGCGTAACGGCGATACTACTAAAATTATTCGTAGCAAAGAAGGAGCGCTGTTCCTGGCTGACGAGCTAAATAGCTTGTGGCGTACAGGTACTTTACTTCGTACTGGTTACCCAATTAACGTAATTAAGGACTCTTATATTCGCGCCTGGGGCGACGGTGCTATTGGTAGCATGATGAAGTATCTTGCTCAAGACACAATTGATGCAATTTCATCTAGCACAAACACTGTTAACCGAGTTAATCGTTGGGTTTTGTCTACGACTAATCCTAAATATAATATGAAACAGATTAGAAAAGAACTTTCTAGTCGTCAATTAGTTCTTAATGAGTACGACAAGTCTCTTCTTGCAGCAAAGTATGATGTTAATAACCCTCCAAAGTCTGTGCCAGTTGAATTAATTCCTGATGTTCAGCGCCGCAATGACGTTGCTAATAACATAGCAGCTCTTCGAGCACAAGAAACTAGACTTGTATCTGGTGTAAAGATTAAGCCAGTTAATGTACGCAAGGTTACCATTGATGGAGAAGAGTTTGAAAGCGCATTTGGTGGACGTTTTGGTTCTATCTTTAAGCAGAAGATTAATCAGAAGGATGACCTACGTGCAGCAGTCGCTGGCGTACGTGAACTACAGGTTGATATTTCACGCCGCGGCAGAAGCGGCGCAGCATCTATTTTGCCTACAGATGAAGTACGTCATATGTT